GTTGGAGCAGGTGTTGGTGTTGGAACAGGTGTTGGTGTTGGAGTAGGTTCTGAAGTTGATGTAGATGTAGTTGGTTGAATAGATGTAGCAACCTCCATCTGTTGAGGTTCTGAATATATTGGAGTGTATGTTGGTGTGTATGTAACGTTAGAAACTTTTGTAGTTGTATTAACAGAATTAATACTCTCCTCTATAGTATCGTATATGTAATCATGAGGTCTTTTTGTATGAGATGCTCCAACCATCTTTCTCCCTTCATGTGTATGATAAGATCCATAATATGCAACTCCATTAACAAATCCAACAGGAATTAAACCAACACAATCAATAATAGGAACAATTTTATCTTGAATTGTTGGTTCAGAAAGGTTTTCTTCAGATACTCTAGTTATACAGAATCTTGGAATTATCTCTGCGTTATATCCAGTTTCACTTTGTATGTAGATATTTGGTGTTTCTCTAAAACCCTCCCCACCATTAGTAACTTGAATACTTTGCAATTCACCAAAAGTTCCAAATGTTGGGACTGCAGTTGCCCCATATGAAGGTTCTATAATAATTTGATCTCCATCTTGATATCCAAATCCACGATTTTGAATTATCAATCCACAGAGATATAAAATAACTGGATATTTTCCATCATCTAATCCTGGATAAATTGTGGTAGATTGTGTTTCGATAGGATCTAATCCTGGATAAATTGTGGTAGATTGTGTTTCGATAGAATCTAATCTAGGAGCAGTAAAACATCCACTAAACTTTACTATATGCATGGAACCACCTACAATCAATTCATCAGCAGTTGTAGTAACGGATGTTCCACTTGGCAATTTAACAATATCTCCAGGTTCAACGCAAATATAATCACCTGATTGATATGGTGGATCATAAGTACCATCAGACCTTTGAATGCAAGTTGATTCTTTTGGACACCATACTCTACCATCTCCCCCCTCATCACCATCTGGGAAAGGTAAATATCCACTACCTGGATCAATAATATCTACACCAAGAACACCATTATCATCTCCATCATCTGGACCAGTACCAATATCTGTTAAATCATCAGTTATATTATCATCATCTGGACCAGTACCAATATCTGTTAAATCATCAGTTATATTATCATCTGTAATAATATCAACATTACTCCTATTATTAATATAAGTTCCAGTGTCTCTTTCTCCAGTATCTCCATCACCATCTTCATCGTTTAGATCTGAAGGTCCAGTTCCTCTTAATGGTTGAGTAGAAGATCTTTTAGGAACTTTTCCCAAAATTGCTTTTCCTATGGCACCACTTCCTTTTCCACATGGGTCTACAAATCTTATAAAGGGTGCTTTTCTATAACCGAACCCTGAAGCAATTATATCAACACCAAGAATTTCTCCAGCAGCACTTACAATCGCATTTCCCTTTGCTCCTTTACCACCTCCACCAAAAAATTCAACATTGGGTGGTCCACATAACAAAGGACCAATTCCACATGGATCATCCTTTAAATGTGAAAATAAATCCTCAAAAGAAACAGAGCCAAAATCATAAGTATCTGGATCTACAACTTCCTTTAAATCTGAACCAAATCTTTTAGCACTCTCAATTACGTTATCAAAATTTAATTCTGTTGTTGGTCCACTTCCTTCCCATATATTCCATTCACCAACTTCCGGACACTCTGGAGTTTCCTCGCAATTTATGAAGGATAAAATATCAGTGACTAAATTCATCACATCTATTGCCAAAGAAAATCCTTGAATAACTGCATTTATAGGTTTTAATATTGCATCAATAGCAGAATTTATTAATGATCCTAATTTACCGATAACTCCACCAACAAGATTTTCAACAGCACAAAGTGGAGTATTAATAAATCTATCAATAACTCCTGATAGCATGTTATAAACCATCTTGAAAAGATTTTTTATAATCTTTTTAAATAAGCACGCAATTGCTCCATTTGCGGTCTGTTGTGCCTCCTTTAATGCACCTCTTTGATTTGGGAAAATAACACTATATAAAAGTTTTGCTTTATCATTTAGTGATTTAGTTGCCCATTTTTCTATTTCAGTGATTAACCACTTGATTCCAGAAGCAACTTTTTCTGATGCTATTCTTAATTTTTCATTTATCCACTCTCTTTTTTCTGCAACATTATTTGTAATTGTTAGTCTCCACTCTACATTTTGTTTTTTGAATCTTTCAATATCTAAAATTAAATTCCTAATTGTTAACTGTAATCCTTTTAATGGAATTGGTTCACAATCCTTAGAACTTGACAAAGATTCAGTATTTTCATCAACTTCCTCTTGATCTGCACATGTTGTCCCGGTTGTAGTTGAACAAGTATTAGATTCTCTAATAAGTGAACCACCTGCTCCAGGTATTGGAGGTGAATTTCCAGGAACAATTGAATATAGAGGTACAGAATCTCTACCTATTTTAAATCCACTATAAGCATCAAATCCAGATTCTTGTATTCTTTTTAATGGAGTTTGATCATTATTACCAATACATCCTAAAATAATAGGTTCATTTCCATCAATACCATCTTTATAAAAACCAATAACAACAGAACCTTGTCTTAAATTTGATGTTTGATAAGCAGCAGCATGTCCAGTTCCAGCAGTAACTGGAAAAATTACTTCACATACTTCTAAATCATTATCAGGAAGTCTATTTCTTACATCAGTATGCTTTCCTACAATTCTAACTTTATATCTTGAACCCCATCCAGAGAGATCATTAATATCTGACCACTTTTTTTGCTCTTGATTTTGTATCCAACTTTCATCCGAAACAATAATTCCAGTCCACCAATGTAGACCATTCCCACTAATTGTTTCTGGATTGGAAATTATATTTGACATTATAGTTTAAATGGTTTTCTTCCGTCAGAATCTCTAGCAAGAGTTAGTCTAGTAAATGCACCTTCCTTAGCATCAATAAAATGAGTTGCATGTACTATCATATATAGTCCACTATTTTTATGACTTGCTGACTGAGATAGATCTGATGTTAATTCTGGAATATCACAATAAATTAAATCACCTGCTCTATGAGAAATGTCTCCAGCAATAGTAATATCTAAAAGAATAGTAAATAACTGATTATATCTACTTGCAGCTTGTGCGGTTATTTCATCTACATTGTAATCTGGTTTATTTGAATTTTCTTTATCAATTTTTTTCATCACTCCAACAGGTTGAATCTTAGTAATAATTCTTGTTGGTTTTCCAAAGAGAGCATCTGGTAAACGTGGGTAATTAAGTCCAGCAAGATTTAACTTATCAGTGCCTTCAATCTCACTTTCGTTTATATTTTCCTGATATACAGTATTATAGAAGTTGTATCTTTTTACACTGGAACCATATGTTCCCATCATTAATTTTTGCTGAACGTCAATATTAATCGTAGGAACTGATTTTAATATTTTACCATCATATCCAACAGGAAGTTCTGTTGTATCAGTTTGAATGTATTTTTTATACTCCCTGTTAGAATCTAACAACTTTTCAATAGATCTGAAGTTAAATCCATCATATGTTTCATAAAAAAAGAATCCTGCAGTAGTTCCATTTCCACCTTCTGGAACACTTCTTTTACCTAACCAAGTACACTTGTAAAATGGTTTTTCAATATGCCCAATAAAAGAATACTCATTATCAGTGTTCTCGATGATTAAATCTTTTTCTGTCTTTAGAAAGTTAGTTAAGATGCTTCTAATAGACTCAGATATTTTACCATCAAATCTAATATCAACCCTATTTTCTACTAATTCATTTTTTAAAAACTCTTCACTAACTAGATCAATAACGAATACGGTGCTCATGGCACCTTCTATTTTATTTTTTATTCTCCCAATATAAAGTGATCTTTCTTCTGCAAAGTTAAGAATGTTACCATAACCATCTTCTAACTTTAATTCAACTCTTTCACCCCCAGATAAATCTAAACCTTCAATCAGTCCGGTTAATTTTTGACCATCATTTACACTATATCCAGTGTCTGCAATGACAGCAGTTGCTTTTAAATAATTTTCCAGAATACTTTCATGATAATAGAGACTTACAAATCCTCTATTTACACTACAAGATCTATCATTGCTATTTGAAAAAATAGTAAATTTAGATACATTATATTCTCTTGCTGCTTGATTGTTTAATCCCATTATCCTATATGAAGAGATTGAAATGGATTATCTTTAATACTACTACTATTATCTATAGTAGTAGTATTTCCCTTTAATGGAACGGGGATTGATTCTTTAATAATAACTCTTTGCATCATAATTATACCACCTCCACTTGCAACTTCATAGGAAGTATTTTGACTCAATGCTGATGTTTTTGCACCTTTAGGAGATGAACTACTTACGAGAGGTGTTGCAGTAGTGCCCATTTCCTCTAAATTAAGTGGAGCAAGTCCTCCTGGAGGTGAAGTTTTCTTAGAGGATAACCCCAATCCTTTGATAATATTTTCATATTTTTGATTGGTATACTGTTTTTGAATTTCTTCAGAAGGTCTTTCCCAATACTTCATCCAATCATATGCTGCTTCTCCAGCAGTTGAGAATGTCCTAGAGAGATATCTAGGACCATAATCTTCACCAAGAGCATAATCAATTTGACCCTTCCAGTTGGTTTTCCAGTCAGGAACTGCTTTCATCATAGGTCCACTACGACCTGCTCTCTTGTTCCATTGGAATAACCCAAATGATCCCCCAATGTCCGTATCTCCACGAGCAGCAATCTCAAAACTAGATTCTCTACTAATATTAGCAACAATGCCCTTAGCATGGTTTACACTCATCTTCTTTAATAAGAGATAGTTATAAACTTCATTTGCACTAACATATCCAGAACCACTAGGTCCAGGATCTGTGGAACCAGGATCTGTGAAACCAGGATCTGTGAAACCAGGATCTGTGGAACCAGGACCACCATCTTTATTTCCTTCACCATTTTCTAGAATTACCTTTTTACCTAAAAATAATTGACTTAATATTGCATTAAATGCATTTGTCATTTTAGAGTCAAATTTATTTTTTAACTGCATAATATTGGGTGTAGAAAGTATAGATTTAGCATTAAGATCAAATAATCTACCAAAATTTAATACAATAGTATCAAATAAATTACTTATTGGTTTTTGACCAAGAATTACATTAACTACAGAGGTCATTAGTGAACCCACTAATGGCATATCTTTAAAAATTCCAGAAATTTTATTTAAAGCATCAAAAGAACTTATACCATCTTTATTTTTTGGGAATAATTTTTGTATACTCTTTTCCCCTCCAACATCTTTTCCTGGAGTAGTTTGAATATTTGGTTCAATTAATTTTAATTTAGATTTTTCTTTCTTAATTCCTCTTCTTATTCTACGTCCAACTACTTTTCCATCCCTAGTAACTCTACCACCTCCCTGCTTTACTTCAATTCCTCTAGTTCCTGTAAAAGTATCATAAAGTGCCCCACCAACTATATCTCCAAGAACACCTCCAAGTATTGTTCCTGCAAATGGAATTGGTATAAACGAACCGAGGGCTGAACCTAATGTTGCACCTACTGCCTTTGCTGCTGCTCTACCTACGGGTTCACCCATTGCCAAAGAAAAAGCAAAATCTAAAAGTCCTCCAATGATAGGAACTCTGGCAAATATACGTCTTCCAACAGTTTTAGAAAATCTTCCACCTAAAGATTGAACTGCTTTTTTACCAAATTTACGAGTAGCAGATTTTGCACCATATCTTTGTGCATATCTCCTCATTACTCTTTTAGGTCTTTTTTGTCTTGACCCGAATTTATCTCTATTGGAATTATTTCCACTAGACATGGAAGCCATGCCAGCAATAATAGCAAGGTTTGCAAAAGTATTAAATTGCTTACTAAATTCATTAAACTTTTTCTCGGCATCCTCCCCACCAACATCCTTTACGAATTGTTGGACTGTATCATAAGCATTATATCCAAAATCAATAAAATCAATTAATCCATTTAAAAGATTTCCAGTAAATGATTCTAAAAATTCAAATGCAGGACCAAGTTTATTTAAAAATTCTGAAATTTTTGATAAGTGTTTTCCAAACTTAGTGAATGCTGCACCAAGTAAAGTAAAGAACAAAAATCTTTTAATTGAATCTAAAAACCCAGTCTTTGGAAGTCCAGGAGTAATTCCCATCGATTTTTGCTTAGAGTCTTTAGATTCTAATCTTTGTTCTCTTTTTCTAAATCTATCTCTTTCTAATAACTTTTGTTTTCTCTTCTGATCCTTTTCAGTTAATTTTTTGTTATTATTAATTAGTTTTTCAACCTTTATAACAGTTCTTTTTACTTTCAACACTTCAGATAAAACTGTCTTCTTACGTTTCCTTTGAGAATCGTTAGAAGTCTTTAATTTGTCAGTATCCCCAGGAATAATATTTTCTACAGGGACAAGATAATTTTTTTCCTTTGTGGAATTTGAAGATGGTAATAATTTTTTCGAGTTAATACTTGCCATGTTCCAATTATCCTATTCCGTAAATGTTTGCGTTAATAGCAGAAGTTTCTGATAAACTGTGTGGAATATTAGGAACATCCGAACCACTTGGAAGATTTGGAGTTTGTCCAGATTGTTGAACAATATCTGGCAATTGAATTATTGATGATTGATTAATGTTGCTTACTGGAGGACCAGGAACTGATGGTGATGATTTTGGTGCGAAAAGATTTCTAATATTTTTTGGAATATACTTAGATAAACCCTTATCATCGGTTAAAGATTCTAAAATACCTTTAGGTCCTGCTGGTTTTGTTTTTGTAATCTCTGCTGGTTTTTTTGGTGGTTTTAAATAACCAGCATCTTTAATTGCCTGAACAACTTGCATTCTTCTATCTAAGTGTCCTACACCAGCTTTCTCATATTTTTGTAAGAATATTCTTGTTGCGTCTTCTGTAGACTTTGCACTGTTAAGTTCAGATTTTACTAATTTATACTCTGGATGAACTTTCATCTCATGTAATATAAAATCAACCTGTGTATTTAAATCATCCCAAGGTTTCCCCATACTAGAAGCAAATGATTTTAAATTAATATTATCAGTATCATATCTACCACCTGCTTCCCATTGAGCAAGACCTCTACCGGGACCACCACTTTCCTGCATAGTACCTGGATCATAAGTGTATCCAGTCTCGACACCAAGATTTGCTACAATTCCAGCAGCAGCAGTTTTTGTTAATCCACCAGAAACCAACCTATCAAATATTTTCTTTGCTTTAGAATTAATTAAATTAGATGCAGATTTTCCAACCATACCACCACCTTGAGCAAACTGGATTCTATTAACGAACTTGGGAATATTTGTTCCACCTGCTGCTTTATTCAATCCTAAAAAGTATCCAGCACCATAAGTATCTACTGCCTTTTTAGACATCACAATTTCACCAGGTTGTGCTGCAAGAAGTTGTGTATCGGGTCCAGCACCAGTAATGTCAATGCCAGTATCATCATCAATATATCCACCATTCCTAAATCCCAACATTTTTCCACTAATAGGAGAACCCGTGATTCCACCAAACTCTTGGGTATCATCTAATTGAGTCTTACCTTGTGCTGCTCTCTCAGGATCATTTGATTGTGTTTGAGATTGCATAATACCACCAATGGCAGCACCACCAACAATTAAAGCACCTGCCGATAATAATTTATTTTTACCAATAAACTTAAGCAACTTAGGTATTGCAAACTTTGCTAACCTAAGAGTTAACTTAATTACATTACCTATAAAGAACCTAACAAATTTTCCAAGTGGAGTTGTGAATAATAATAATCCACCCAATAAAGCAGGCCAAAAATCCTTTAAAAATCTTACTATTGTATCTATTTTTTTCTTATTACTATCATCACCAAACCATTCAACCAACTTAGTAAATGCCCTACCCAATAAAGTATATAAAAGAAAATTTAATATTTTATCAAATATACCTTTAACAGGAGCTAACATTTTTGATGCGACGTTTGAAACTTTAGAAACGCCTTTTTCTAAACTACTTTCTCTAGATGCTCTTCTTTGGTTTTCTTCTGCTTTTCTATCTAAATTCTGTCCTTTTTTAATTGCTTTATTTTGGGATATGAGTCCCGCAAGAATTTTTTCTAAAGTTTCATTAATCGTAACTACATTTTTTAAAAGTTTATCTTCACTAACAGAATCTTTAGTTTGTGGTTGAATTGTTTCTGCTTCTCCGGTTAAAAAATATTTTACCTCAGATTGTTTTAGAGAACCACTTATAGATATACTATTTGATATCTTTTTCTTTTTAATTTTAAATCTTCCAGTCTTACCCTTTATTCTTTTAAACTCGTCAGTTAATAAAACACTTTCATCAGTTGATAATTTACTACTAGTCATTCTTACTTGCATCATCTTCTCACGGAGAAGACTCATATATGTAGAGTAATCAATATCAAATACATCATCAATTCCAATTAGATTTAGGATTCTTTCATCAACTTCTTCAGAAACTAAATCATCTTGACGAGTTCCTTCATATATTGCTAATGCTTTTTCTCTCTTTTCTTCGTCCCTAATTGAATTGATAAGTTCTTCGAGACCTAATGGTTCAACATTAGATTCACTAACTACCTTTTTCTTAGAAACTTTTTTTACTCGTCCTTTTGGTGTAGGTTTGGTTTTTGATTCTGGTTTTTGTGGTGACTCTTTTACTGCATCATCTAGATATTCACCCACTAACCATTTTTGAAAGACCTCATAATTTTTATAGAAACTAGTTCCCCCACCACCATCATTAAATTGAGGATACCCCCTTGGATCCTTCTTCATATTTGCAATCAATTTATCAGCATCTGAATCTGATAAATTTACTGTGGAAGTGTAATGAGTTCCATCTGAATCTTTTTTACCAGTTAACTTTAATTTTAAAAGTTTCCAAGTTCGTTCACCAACCTTAGCAGTATACCAAGGGTTTCTTGAATCTAATACTCCTGCTGGTGGTTCCGAACGCATGATTACCTACTCTGGTTTGCTGCTTCCTGCTTTGCCTTTTCTTCTTCCAGATGCTGTTTGAGAAGTTCTACGTAAATATCTCGTTCCCAAGGCATCATATTTTCAACTTCCGATAAGGACCATTTATGATATTGAAACAATGCAAAATTCAAACGATAATAATTTTCTAGGTCCATATGGACCATGGCTATACGAAAAAAGATGATAATCCTTCTAAAATAACTTCACTTTCAACTTTAGTATTTGGATTCTTTACAGTCACCTTGTGGGATAATTTTGGCATTGTCTCAAAAAAAGTTTCAATCTTTTTAAATTGACGTGAATTCATTTGATCTAAGAATGTACTCATTTCTTTCTTAGTCACATCATTAGTTTCCCAAACTTCATCCTCAGTACAAACTTTATCAATACAAGAAGAAATTAAATCAAATGCTTGATCCATGTTACTGGACTCACTAAAATCAAAATTATTTTTAATAAATTGATCAAGAGATGGATACTTCATCTCAAGCATAATTTTATCATCAATATGAATTTGAGTATCATGCCCTTTAAATTTTTGAACTTTAATATCATCAACTGCAATCGTAATGGGAACCGTAGTTTCACCATCATCGGGGCAAATTATATTAACCTCAATATCCTCTCCAACAGACTTTCCACGAATATTTAAAAATAGATATTCAATATCAAAGGTTGGAAGATTTTCTACTTTAATCCCTCTTGTGGAAATACAATTTTTAATTACTGTAGTGATTGCCTCAGTAACTTGTTTAGTATCTTCACTCTCTAATGCAAGAACAAGTAATTTTTCTTCTCTTACTAAAAAAGGTCTGTATTTAATAGTTTTTCCAGTAGAAGGAAGTTCTAACTCGTAAGTTGGAGTAGATATCCGTGGTAAAGGCATAATATCTTAAAACAATTCAGATGTGATTATTTATTATCTATTGTGGAGGTGTTTGTGGACCAAATACTCCTTGTTCTGCTAACTGTGCAAGAGTGCTACGAAGTCCTGTTTCAGAAGTTGAATCTTTCAATACAAAATCTTTTATGGAACCATCAGCATAACGCAAATTCAATACAGTGTCATTCTCCCCTAATGCAGTTGTTCTTCCAATCACGTATCTAGAATATGAAAATGAAACTGTACATTTTAATAATTGCGAACTATCATATGAAACTGGCATAGAATTAATGCTGATTGGAAAAGCATTTATATACTTATAAGAAAATGCTCTTTTATAATCCTTTTCAAACTTTACAATGTACATTGAAGGGGAGTAATACTTTTTGGGAAAATTAACCCTATAAGTATAATTTGGACTTCTCTGTCCCCTTAAATCATCTTCCCCTGCAATGTAAGATATCCAATTCTCAAAGAAATCTAAAATTTTATAATCACTATCAACATAGAATGTAAAATCTGCTCTATCGTCATATAATCTACGATAAGCATGTCTTTCTGTTACTCCACTATAATCATTGTTAATCTCAGAAGTTGCAAGAGATGATCCAGGCAACGTAGCATCTGAGCATGACAATTGAATCAATTCCTGATTATTAATACTTCCATATTTTGCTCCATTAAACCCGGACAAAGCACGATCATCCATGAAAGTTCTTGAATCACCTGGTAAAGTAAACTCACATAAAAAATGTGATGTTAATGCAGGATTCATTATCACAGATTTTAATTCACTCACTCTTTTTCTAGTAATAGGTGGTGATGCCATCTATAAATATCTTAAGTATTATATTACTATGTATCTATATATTATATGCCTAAAGATGGAAAATATTATCAAGGATTATTTCGTCCAAGGAATCCTGAAAAATATATGGGAAATCCAACTAATATCATATACAGGAGTGGTTGGGAATTGAGATTCATGCAATGGTGTGATAGAAATGAAAATGTGCTTAAGTATGGTTCTGAAGAATTTTGCATACCATATTATAACCCAGTAAAACAAAAAGTATGCAGATATTTTCCAGATTTTATTATGGAAGTTCTTGAATCAACTGGGAAAAAACAAAAATATGTGATTGAAATAAAACCAAAAAAACAAACTGTTCCTCCTAAAAAAGGAAACAAAAAAGAAAAAACATATATTAACGAAGTGAAGACATACGAAGTCAATAAATCAAAATGGAAGTCTATTCAAGAATGGTGTGATGATAGACAGATTCAATTTAAAATTATTACCGAATACGAACTAAACATTAAGTAATGGCAGAAGGATTCGGAAAATCGATTAGAAAAAATCGATCAGGAGATATTAGAAAAAAAATCAAAAGAGTTTTTGATGCTGAAGATATAATGATTGAAATTATGTCAGTGCTAAGGGAACTTGAATATATTCCCAATGTAGGAAATTATTATACTTTCGTATATAATGCAAAAACTCCTGGTATGCAATATGATCAGCACCCACTAATTGCCACTTTAGGATTGTATGAATGGGGATTTAAAGGTTTAAACTTTCATTGGGAAAATGTAGATCCATCACAAGCAATTCGTAGTTATACTTGGAATGAAGTTGCTGGATCATTACATTTAGTATATCCAAATGAAATATCATACATGAGAACCATACCCTATTCAAAATTTAGAATAAATAGATAAAATGTTGTGATTATATTTTGATATTAAATAATAAATTTTACTAATGGCACAATCTCTACCATATGGTTGGAAACCAAGTCCAAACGATCCTGCAGATTTCGGGATCTACAGAAATGATACGATACAGATACCTAAAAAAGATGGTAGTAATCAATTTGTCATTGTAGAGCTAGAATCAAAAACTGGTAAACAAGTTTGGTTTGAAAAAACTTCTGATGGTAAAAAAGGAGTATCCATTTTTAATGTAGTTTCACCTGAAACTCAACAAAATATTAAAGAAATAATAACTCCAGAAAGTAAAAAAATTTTAGATTCTCTTGATCCTAATACAATACGTAATTGGGCTAAGTTAATAAACCTGTCCGCAATTACTATAATAAAAGACAATAACACACCTGGAACTGCCCAAGAGATAGCAACTTCCCTTTACTATAAGAGTACTAACAATATTGCAACAGCTCCTGTAGCAGTACCTTTAGGATCTGGCAATGTACCTAATACTGACTCTGATATCGACTCTAATATTGAAGATGAAACAAACGAAGAAATAACGTCTGAAGCCCTAAATCCAGAAAATTATAATAACGAACAATTTTCCCTTGATTATAATGATAATGTCAGATTTGATTATGGAGAGGACATGCAATATCCAGAGGAATTGGATACTACCAAACAAGATGTGATAAGATTTATTGCATTTAAATACTCAGGTAGAACCATAAATTCAATAAATGCAAACACTTTAAACGATGGTAAAATTTTAGGAGAAAGAAAATTTACAGAAAAAATAGAGGGGACAGTAACTCTCCCAATCCAACCAACAATTTCAGATACTAATAGTGTTAAATGGGGAGGACAAGAGATTGGACCAGTAGGTGCTTTTCTTGCAACAACAGCAGTTCAATCTATGGATAATCCTAAAGCCATGATAGATGCTTTACAAAGTGTTGCGGAATTTGCTGATAAAGCTAATGCAGGGAAAGCAATAAAACTTGCACTTGCAGGAAAAGCTGCAGGAGTAAATGGATTACTTTCAAGAGTTGGTGGTGCAGTTTTAAACCCAAATTTAGAATTATTATTTGAAGGTCCTCAACTACGACCATTTTCTTTTACATTTAGGTTATCTGCTAGAGAGATAAATGAAGCAAAACAGATAAAGAAAATCATAAGATGGTTTAAGCAGACATCTTCGGTCAAATTTAGTAGTACCGAATTGTTCATGAAAGCACCATTTATCTATGAAATAAGATATCTTAAAAATGGTGGTGAC